GGTATGGCACGAAGTGGCCCGAGTTTGAGTATGCCAGAGAGCTACTTAGGAAAGGGGCGACACTGTTACTGTACAAGCCGGTAAGCACTGAAAAAAGAGAAGATACCGAGTCATACATCGACTATTCCGGGTATCGGGTCAATACCGAAGAAATCTATGAGTCAGAGGATGATATTCCTCTTCCACTCAGTAAGACATCTTTCGGAATTATGGGACCCGATGGTCTCCTGGCTAGTCGATGGATTTATGATCTAGGACTAGGCTGGAAAGAGATACCACTGGATTCCGAAGATTATGTAGACTACGAACAGTATTTCACTGATCTTGACCAGGTACCAGTCGACGTCACACTGGATTATGAGCATACTATTTTCCAGGTCTCTGGCGATACCTCGGCCGGGGTTTTCAAGTATGTCTGGGACCCTGAGTCCGGTACTTACGTCAATATCGAGTGGCTTCCACAGAATATCAGTGTTGCCGATCGGTCTAAGTCGTGGAACAATCGAGACACCCTGTCCCTTAGCTCACCAGGAACTGGCGAGTATATCTACGTCTCTCACCCGAGGTTCTCGGAGTCGGATATCCCCGAGGAACTGGTCCTGTCAGAGGACGACAAGAGGGAAGTAAGATATTCATACTCTCAGAAACATGTCGAGGATAAAGAAACCTATACCTATGCGGTTGGTTTAGATTTTGGACAGGTTACCGAGTTCACTGGGAATGACTATATCTGTTTCAGACTAGGACCAGACAAGGTTCCACATATGATCTATTTTGATTCCTACGGGGATATACCAAGTACGGACTATGTGGGGGAACGTAACCGACATTTCATCGATCGAACCGGAAAGACTGTTCCTGAGATTGTATCTGAGATCTGGAGTACCCTCGAGGGTTGTGGTCTACGAAGACTCGGTAATATATACTGGTCTCAGTATTCCATGCAAATGGAGTATTTTTATCGGTTGTCCGGTCTTAAGATGTGGTACGACTTCAGGTTATCCTATGACATAGTCTCGCTAGCCAGTCCAACCCCTAGAATTACTTTCTGGACCAGAACCATCGGAAAACATGAGTCTGACATCAAGATAACAATCGAGAAGCTCAGACAGTATGGTGAGTATCAGGTTATAGTTCAGAGAGAAGGCTACGGGTCGGAGGTACACGTCGGATCACTCTGGAAAAACATAGACGATGCAAACTCAGAATACCTGGAGACTGTCATCAATCGAGACTCCAAACTAGTTCGGGCTAAGATCGAGAGATACCGGACCGATCCGAAGACGGGTCGAAAAGTTCGGTGGAAGCCCCTGGTAGCTGACCATATCATATCAGTTCAGACAGAAGATATTACAAAATCAAGCGAGAACTTGATTCCCACGGAAATCTATTACAATACTGTGGATTCTCAGTATTACCAGAATTCTGAGGTACTCCCTAACCCAGATCTTCCGGTGGGAACTTGGACCATGAAAGGTGCATTCACCGAGGACATAGACGATCCCTTGAAATACCAGGAAGGGCTTAAGTGTCTCCAGGAATCTGACCTGAAAGAGGATTTCTTGATGATCCCGAGAATGTCAGATTACCGGGCAATTAAGGACTTAAGTAATTATTCCTGGTATCCGGAATATGAGATGATCTATGATTACTGTAGGACGAAGAATGTTCAGTCGGTAATTTCCAATAATGACATTGGTTCGGAGGTCTCCGAACTACCAGAAGTACAAGAGGAAGACTGGGTATACAAAGTCGGAGACAAGTACTACATGAATGGAACAGACTGGACAGGTCTTAGTCGAGAGGTTTGCAACCCATGGTTAAATGAGTTCATCTGGAATTACATAAAAACAACCGACGACCTACGAAATCCACATGATTTCGATCGAGATAACTACCTGTCATATTTTTATCGACAGATCTGGACAGGAACCAGACTGGACCCAGCTTACTGTGTGTTCTTGGATGGAATCCTGACCGACAATCATCTCTACTCTCGGACTAATATCTTATACAACTCGCCAGTCGATGATCCATTGGCCTACAATGAGCCACTCGATATCGAGGTAGCTCTTGAGCACAAGAAGTCAAACTATCTGGTAGCAGATGTAAAAGGATATTACTATAAGAACTATCTAAATCATGTTGGTGACGATAACTATGTTACAACCATAATGACGAAGTTCTTTCAGAGTAAACTTAGTCGAGATTTCGATCGAAACAAATGGAGACTCCTAGGGGCGCACACTACCGCTGAGATGCTGGGAATAATCGAGAGAATTCTATATTCTTTTGAAGTGTCCTTCGAGCTTGTCCGTAGTGCTACGCTCGAGGATTATCAGATTAATCGACTTGAGTCGTCAGCGTCGATATACGTAACTCTAAGAACTCTAGAACTCGTAGACAAAGATATAAACTTAAATATAACATTAAACTATACAAATTAAAATTATGGCGAAAACTACATCAGTCGCAGATTTGGTTCGTAGCTCTGACGGACTAATGAAATTTGTAGAGTACACAACCTATAAGGATAACAACAAGGAGTTCCTTCGTGGTGACATGTGGGAGTTCACCTTCCTGACTACCCCAAAGATTGTGTATTTCCCTGGAAATGATATTTTCAAAGCCCGCCTAAATCAGGTTAACCTGGGTATCGATACTAGTGTATCTGGTTTCGAGAAGAGAATGCGCGGTAACTTCGTTATCTTCCAGCAGACAGGTCAGCAAACTTCCGGTCAAATTACTCTTCAGTTTACCGACCGTGAAGATCAGGCTATATCTTACTTTGCTGATGACTGGCGTCAAAAGATTGCTGACCGCGACACAAAATATAGCTTCCACAAGGATGACTTGGTAGCTGACACCCAACTTAAGATTACAAACTCTAGCCGCATCGAGGTTCGTACCCTCAAGTTCTACAACTGTATTATTCAGGATGCCGGACTAGATGAGAATGGTGTGGCTGAGGACGGTTCAGATCGTGCTGAAGTGCCTATCACTCTTAAGTTTGAACACTATGAGAGAACGTGGGAAAATCTTGTCTGAGGCACTAATTTTTACACTTTTTGGCTCAGAAATGAGCCAAAAAGTACTTAAAATTGCAAAATTACTATGAAAAATCACGAAAAACTCACTAAATTTATCGAAAAATCCGAGGCAAAATTCGGAGTAGGCATGTATAACTTCTCCGAGACTGATTATGTTAATAACCGTACAAAGGTAAAGATTAGGTGTAATTCTTGCGGCCAATTACTTGAGATTAGCCCAGATAATTTTCTTGCTCTTGGCGGCTGTACTTGTCAGAGAAAATACAAAAAAGCTCCGAAACTATCAACGGATGTGTTCATCCAGAGAGCTGAAAAATTGTATGGCCCCGGGACATATGGTTATGACAAGGTAGATTATGTAAACTCATACACAAAGGTCTGGATTTATTGCCCCAAGTGCGGAGAATATGTCCAGGTCCATCCTGCTACTTTCCTGGATCACAAGAGACATCCAGGATGTCCCAAGTGTGGTATGAGGACCGGCCATGAATGTCTAAGGACACCTCAAGATGAATGGATTAGGCGAGCAGAAGAAAAATGGGGAGATATCTGTGACTATTCAGAGACTGTCTATGAAGGAAATAGAAAACCAGTACGAATTTTCTGTAAGGAGCACAACGGTTACTTCGAACAGCTACCAAACACACACCTCAATTCTGCTTACGGGTGTCCTATCTGTTCTCTATCCCATACAGCCAAAAGTAGCATCCCAGAAACTTTGATTGATAAAATCTTGAGTGACCTAGGTTACACCTTCACCCGAGAATACATCTTGAAAGGGGTTATCCACGGTAGAAACTCCGACACTGTCCGAATCGACTTCCGAATTCAAGACGGAGACCGTGAGATCTGGGTAGAATACCACGGAGAGCAACACTTCAAGAACGTTCCATTCTTTGGCCATGGTGACCCGGACTGGTATGCCAAACAACTACAGAGAGACCAGAACATCAGAGATTACTGTCGGGACAACAATATACTACTCATCGAAATACCATATACCTACACTGAGGAGCAGGAACTGCTCAAGGTCCTGGAAGGCATCATCAAGAACGGTCTAGACCCTAAGAACCTGATTATTTATCCAGCCAGAAAGCCATGAAGAAAGACGAAGAAACCAAACATTACGAAGCCATCAAAGACTATCTTGGTCTGGAGTCTATTGAGCAAGCCAAACTCTATGAGCTCCTGGAATACGAACTTACCCAGATGGGAGACTGGGGAACTAAGATCTTGACATATCTCAAGGCAATACTGTCAAGAAACAGGAGGTATAGTACCTATGTTCAGGAGAGTGACCGAGAACTCTTCGAAAACCTACTAAAAGAGTCTATGACGATTTTTCAAATGAAATTAGATAATCATGACAAAGATAACATTCAAGATTAAGACCTACTCAGACCCGATAGCAGGCATCAAAGATAAAATCCTGGAAGCCTCCGGTCTCTCAGGGTCTCTAGATTCTGGTCTCTTGAAAAATCTATGGGACAAAGTTCCAGATAGTATCAAGAAGAAGATAGACCATGGAACACCACTCAGTCCGACTGAACAGGAGGAGTTTGACATCGCCAAGAGGGAGGCTGCCATTGAAGTCCGCCCGAGCCTGAAGGGTCTAGACCAGATCAACAACTACTACCACGAAACAAATCCGGTAGGTGGTCGAAACGTTGTCTTCCGTGGTAAAGATAGAGATACCTACGGGGAAGACGAGCTATAGAATCCTCCACCATACCGATTTCTCTTATTAGCTCTCTAATAAGAGCCATCAACCCGGATTACCATGGAAACCGGGAAATATTATATAGGAATTGGCCTGTGAACGATACGGACCAATTCCACTTTTTTAATTATGTCTAGTTTATGAATATTCTAACATCGCAACTCCCTAGTGGAGGTTACGGCTATACTTTCTCTAGTATCACCGTAAGCCCTATGACATTTCTTCAGATTACAAAATACCTAGAGGGATGTCCTGAGAATGACAATCTTGAAAAATATCTGTACGACTTGAAGCAGCTCGTTGACGAAGATCGGAATACCCTTGAACTTTATGTCATGGATGCAGACTTCCTGATTTTCTACAAGAAACTGATTACTGTCTCGAGTGACACAACATTCAATGTTAACTTGACCTGCCCTGTCTGTGGATCTACGATTCATACGAAGATCTCTATGAATCACGACATACACTTCAAGGCTGTCGAGAAGAAAACAATGGACGGGGCGGAGATTGAATTCGAGAATGGTCATCATTATACGACAGCGGTTCCGAAGGTTCGTGACTTCCTGAGAGTTTTCGAGAGATACCTGAAATTTAGAAAAATAGAAGACTTGAAACTAATCAAGACCATCTCCCTGATCCAAGGTGACTATCCCAACCAAATCGAGGAAGACGTTCTTGATGCTAAACACTCCGACATTACACTTCTGCTGGCTCTCTATGAGCTTTACTTCGACCGTGTCGAGACAATCCCTGTCTACTGTCCGAAGTGTAACGAAGGTCTTAAACCTGAAGAAAGGAGGGAGATTGCAGTAAGTGTCGATTCGCTTATTGCAGACTTCTTTCGAGAAATCTGTATCAATTGCCCAATTGATGGGAATAAAATTCTATTTAAACAAGTTCGCGAGGTTGGACAACCTGGAGGGGTACAGCCTGGGGACGGTTCTAGAATTGAATAAGGAATACAACAAGTTTCTCGAAGATTCGGGAGGACTCGACCCTGACTTCCCTGGTATAGACTTTGGTGGACAAGGTAAGAAGGTGGAAGGTCAAAATAAATCACAAATAGAAAACGAGGGAGATGGAATCTAGAGAATCACAAAGAGATAAAAGAATTAACCAAGTTATCCGAGATACCAAGAGTCCACCGTCAACCTCAGTAATGAGAGCACGTGAAGAACTTCAAGGTATCGAGGCAGAACGCGCGTCTAATCTGGAAAGACAGAAGATAATGATGCAATCACAACAGTCTCAGATGAATACGATGAGGGAAGCTGCCATCTTTGGTGCTTCCGGTATGGTAGCTTCATCTAACCCCAGACAGGTTGCACTGGCTTCCCAGGCAGCTGCCATGAATCCGGGTACTCAGGCTATTCTCCAGAAATATGGTGTGAAGCCTGGGAAACCCCAGACAACACAATCAAGCAGAACTCAGAGTAATGTTAGTCAGGGAAATATCCGGACTACCACTACTAACAACACTACAACAAACACTAGAAATGAGATAAAGATCGTTCAGCCTCAGATCCCAATGAGGCAGCAACAGATCCCAATGCGAAACAATGCTCAGTCCGACATGAACAAGTTTAAAGCCTGGTTGGATTCAAGTTTCGCAAAACAACAGAATCAGTTCGAGATTCAACAGAAGGAGTATCGAAAACGAGAGTGGAACCTTGCCCGAAATTCCGCCAAGCTATTCAATAAGCTAGCCGATTCGACGAAGAGTCTCGGTGAAAAGATGGACCCGAAGAACATGGGTTCAACCCTCGGTGGTCAGCTCAAGACACTCCTGTTCCTATTCCTGGCTACCACAGTCACCAAGTGGTGGAGACCCCTCATGAAAACCATCGCCAATGTAGAGGCTGGTGTCAAGAGTATCTTTGGTATACCGGTGAACGCCGATCTACAGAAAGGTGGAGCAGAGGGTTATAACTTTGTCAACAAGATAAAGCAGTTCATCGGAATCCCCGACAGTGAAAAGAATGGTAAAGGACTTTTAGGTGGTATAAAAGATGTTATCACCGACGGTGTTGATCGTCTGATAAAGACCTTCAAGCTCTTCATGGAAGACCGAAAACTGGCCATCCAGAAGATCACCATGCCAGACTTTAAGATGCCGGAAATTGATACCGGTGGTATCAGTGGGGCAATTTCCCGAGCAATGGGAAGTGTCTTCCGGGGTATCATGGCTCCGGCTACCGGTTATCTTGGTGATATCCTAAGTGCTCTCGTTGGTGGCTCGAAGGGTGTAGTATCGAAAGCCGGAATGAATCTAAGAACAATGTCCAAAGATTCCTGGAAACACAAGTACGGTGGCCAATATTACAACTCGAGTTCTACCGACATGATGGGTAACTTGAAGGGAGACTCGACCTGGGGTCTTTCTCAGATGATGTCCAGGGAAATGTCAGAGAGGTCTGGTACCCTACATACCGGATCCATCATGACAGGAATGGGCATGCTGAACAACGCTGCCGAACGAGAAGGGTCGGTAGTTGTAGCCCCAGAATTTCTGCAAAAACTTGGATTTGGCCCTAATGTTATTCAGAACCTCGTATCGAGGGGACAGGCTACCTATCTCCCGTATAAGCTCGTCAAAGTAAATAAGTCTGAAGCTGAGCGAGATGATTACACCAGAGGAGGATTCGGATCCCACGTAGTCGAGGGAATAGTCGACTGGCTAAATCCATTTAGTTCCAACGTAGCAGCTGCTGGTGCAACCGGTAAAGGTCTTCTAAAGTCAAGATCAATCAGACGAGGTGTACTTAAGGCAGCTGGCAGAACTGGACTTAAGTGGGCAGCCGGTGCAACTGGTGGAGCCGGTATGTTAGTCACTGGAGCTGTCGGAGCCGCCGATGGTGCCTTGAACTACGCTAACGATCTGAAGGGATATACCGGATATACCCTCAAAGCTGTCCCAATGTCCGACCCGAGACCAGGTGAACCAATTCAGGTTCTCAGAATAACCAAAGCTGGTTTCGATACCCTAAAGAGCTCGTCTGGAATCAAAGAATTCAGTGCCACCGACAGAAACTTCAGGGCTTGGGCAGAAGCTCAGGAGAGAAAACAGAAAGCCATAGTTGGCTATCGTGGTAAGTTTACCCAAGAGAATGCCAATCAGATTAGGGCTCTGGATTACGGTCATCAGATGGTAAGTGAGTATAACTCAAAGATGGATCATATCTGGCATGACCCGGGAGCTTTCAAGTCATTCGCCGACAATACCAGAAGTGCCGTGGCCACTGGTTCTAGATGGGTAGCTGGTAAATTTTATCAAGCTGCCTCAATGGTCGGTAAATCCCCGAGTGTTCAAAGAAGGATCGGATATCAATCATTATATCAGAGCCTGAAAGCAGCCCTTGACAAGAAGAGACCTGACCTGAGCGAGCAGAAAAGAGATGCTTTCGCAAGAATTATGGCTGCCCAAGCAATGCTTGAGTCGGCTAGTAATTATAAGGGAACGTGCTTTTCTAGATTAGCCGTCGAAGGTAATAACTATGGTGGTGTGACTACTATTAATGGAAAAGGAGTAGGTGGTAGACCAACAATTTATTTTCCAAATGGTAGTACTTATGATAACATCAAGTATTATACCAAGTTCAGAGACATGGACGACTGGGCCTCATATCAGGTTGACTTGATCGGCGGAAAAAAATATAGAGCATTCGATAAAGACATCAGCGAGTATGCACATGCCCTGAAAGAAGGTGGATATTATGGTAAATCAGAAGAAGAATATAGTGCCGGACTGACAGGACTCCTTAAAGAAGTTAATGCATCCCTAGGCGGAGCAGGAGCTTTCAAGAGTATGGCCGGATCAGTCGAGTACTATAATGCAACCGGTACCTACGATACCAATGGCTTCGGTACAAGACTCTCCATCCCTGACAATGTCGAGAAAACACTAGCTGGTAAAACCGTTGACCAGAACCTAATGTTAGGTGATTGGCACGTCGGAAAAGCTATTGCATTCCTTAACAAGAATGCTAGCCCCCGCCCAACTCACTGGTGTGCAAGACACGTCAGAATGGCAATGGAGGCTGGTGGCATGAAAACTGACGGCCGACCAAATGCAGCCTGTGGATATATAAGATGGCTTCCGAAGATCGGATGGGTTCCTTTCAGAAAGAGAAGTGAGGAAGATCTACAACCAGGTGACATCTGTGTTACTGACCGTAACTCTTCTCACAAGTGGGGACACATAGCCATGTGGAACGGAAAGCAGTGGGTATCTGACTTCGTTCAGAGAAGTGACGTTGTCTATCACAGGAATACACCTCCAAACTACTATTTCAGATACTCTGGTCACGGGGCCGACATGTCGGGAAAAGTATTTTCCGGGAACATCGAGTCGCTTCCGGAACCAGCAACCGGTGGTGCAGAGGTCTCTGACGAAGGAGAAGTCAGTACCACCGATAAAATCAAGGGTGCTGTAGCTACCGCCCTGGTTTCGATGGGTGATGCCGCCAATAGTGTCGCCACCAAAGCCATTGGCAAGACCGGGTCTGAACCCACCAAGTTTGACAAGAGTAAGCTGAGTTCCGATCAACTGGCGATGTGGAACTGGGCTGTCAAAGCTGGTGCAAAAGAAGATGCCGCCGGTCTATATCTCCAAGGTAAAGACAAAGGTACCAGAGCTTATATTGACCTTAATTCGGGAATCTCCGAGACTGGTCACTTGACTAGAGACAATATCCTTGGTGTTGCCAAACTTGGTAAAAATGGAACTATCGACCATTTCATAGATAACCCGATAGTCTCGGAAGCCCTGGCGGGAAAGATGTTGGGAGACACTCTCAAGGTTAATGTGGCAGGCGGTAAGTCTGGTGGTTTTACACTAGGGGTAGACCTGGGTAAATACTTTAGAGACTATACTCCTAGGTTCACCGGAAAGGTAAGAAACTACCTGGAGAATCATAAGAAACCGAGAGGAGTCAAGTTTAAACTTGAGTCAGTCGATAAGATATCAGGCGAAATCTATGAGATTCAGACTGGAAACATCCCGATTATAGATGAAAACGGCATCCCACTCATGCAATCAGACGGTAAATCCGTTCTGTATTGGGGAAAGTCCGGTAATTCGGCTGGAGCCTGGGTTCCTCTGATCAAGAGAGGCGCCTTCTCAGGGGGTTCAAGTGAACATCCATGGATCAGCAAGACTCTTGGTGTGGAACCGACTCTGGAGGCTTGGAGAATTATAAATGCAATTCAATCATACATTCGTGGAGAAGCATCCGCCGATAGTATAAAGGAGCTTCTTGGTGAAGATCTTCCGGCTGGACTAGATTTCAATAATAAAAATCTCTTGGAAGCTCAAGAGAAACTACGAGAGTCTGGTGCGGCTAACATAAGAGATGCCCTTGGTGTTTCCAGAAAGTCAATTGAGAAATCTATAGCTGACTTTAAGCCAGGAAAGTTTGATAATAGTAAGTATTCTATATATCGGGGTGATGGTGGAGAATTCCAAGTTTATGACTCAAGTGGAAATTTCTTAGGCCTGGCTGATGACGAAAAGGGTAATGGTTTTCAGGCTAGACGTGCCAACGAGATTGACGCGGATTCCATTAGTGATCCGAAAGCTCTGCTTAATGGCCGAATTAGATATCAGGCCGCTAAAGGAGACTTCGATAGTTTAGCACCTACCTTAGACTTTAATTACTATAACCGCCTGTACGATACCGGATACGGTAAATACAAGAACACCCTTAGATCTCAGTTGTCTAATGCCCAGGGATCCAAGATAATATCGGATGACCACGGAAATCAGTGGAGACTTATTACAGACTCCAGTGGAAAAGTGAAACTGGTACCAGTCGACCCTGGTAAAATCGATGTCAGTTGGTCACAACAGAACCTGGCTGGTCTTCTTAAATCCAAGGGAGGCTATAAGCTAGGAGAGCATGACGTCGGTAAGGCGCTCAATATCCTGAAAAATGGTATTGGTGTCGAAGAGGTTGAGAAAATCTTCGGATCTACCCGTGACCTCAGGGGAGTGAGGGGTATGTTCGGGAAGGGCTGGATGCTCGACAACGAGACTCTTCTCAGGACACAAATGGAATATGCATTCGGTAAGGAAGAGGCAGACAAGAGGTTCAGAAGGGCTCGGACTACACAAGCCCTAAGCGATGAATGGCTTGAACATGACAGTGATGTCAGAAAAGCTGCCGATGCTTCCATCGAAGCCTACAATAACGGGGAAACCCAGGGCTTCGAGAATGTACACGGATATCTTTTCAGGAAGGACCAGAATGGAAACCAGCAGGCTGTCGGTTTTGTTGGATCTGACGGAAAAGCAAGAGCCTTCGGAAAAAACAAAATCGGAGCTAGCACTAGGGCGATGGCCCAGTATGCTGCATTCAACGATAATTCCAGGACCATTACAAGAAGAGCCTCTAGGAAAGCTTGGATAGCCAGTAAGTATGGAGCCAAAACCTCTCCTGGCAATCCAGACATAATGTACATCGATGCCGAGGGCGGCCGAATATCTTTCAATATCAATGAAGTTTCTGAAGCCCCGACTCTAGACGAAATCAAGAAAGTTGGTACAATCTGGGAGTATGACGAGGACGGATATTCTTGGTATGAAGATAAACACGGAACGGATGACGGTAATTCCCTATTTGGTGGTAAAGATAACTGGAGACATACTCTTCTGACTCAAAACAAGGGTAATTTCCTGGTTAACCTAGGTAAAACTGTCGGATCTCGTGCAAAGATAAGCAAGGACGACTATATCAAGGAATATGCCGGTGCTCTACGTGGACAGCTCGAGCAGGAAAACCTTGCTAGGGCAACTTCTGATGATTTTAAGACAAATGTCGATGGTCATCTCGGTACCCTTGAAGATCTGTCCAACCGAAGTGTAGAACTCCTGGAAGGAATCCTGAAGAATACCGGACCTGAGGGAGCAAAGGATCTTCAAAACTATGAGGCTAAATTTGGTAAAGGCCCTAGAACTACTGCCGAGAAGAAAGCAGTCGATGCCGCAACCAAAGAGTACCTAGGTACCAAGGAGGGAGCTTTCCAGTTATATCGGAACACACTATCCAGTGTTCTCTCTGAGAAGGGTGGAAAGATTTCTGACAATGAGGCTATAGAGTTGGCATATAAACTAATGCCTAGCTCAGCCTTCGGAGCGGACAAAATGAATTATAAGGCTGCATCAGCTATGAAGAGGTCTAGTTATATTCAGGATATGGTCCGTGGAGTTAGAGGAACTTTGTACCCAGGACAGGCTTCTCCAGAGTCCCAGTCACCTAAGGCATCTGGAGGTAAATCTAGTGCGCACCAGGCTGCTCCTGAGAAGTCTAAGAATGAGAAGGAAACTGAGGAAAATCGACTGAAAGCTTCCGCCAAGGAGGTAAAGAATGCTGATGCCCAGACTGGTATTCAAGACCTACAGAGACAAAACGCCAAGAACGCAGAAACTACATTAAACCTCTTTAGGTCTAACATGGAAGCCATGAATCACATCATAAATCCGGTTAACAACGGATTCACCCAAGGTGGTAATAGCTTCAAGGGTGGAGGAAGTTTCTTCAACAACGGAAATACCTACGTAGGTGGTAGTACAGTCAATGTTTATCAGTACGGAATGACACAGTCCCCATCGACTCCTAGCGGACAGCAAGGTGGTGGTGGCGGTGGATTCGGCTTTGACCTCAAGGGAAAGGGGCTCTCATTCTAAATTAATACAAAGATGGCAGCAGATAAATATAGAAAAGATAAAGTAAGAGGGTTCTATTATGATCATCAGATCATGAACCCTCTTTATACAGTAACCTTACACCCAAACACCCGACCAAAATCCTATGATGAGTGGTCTAATAGCCTGGTTGACGGGCACGACCTGATCATAGATAATATAAAATCTTCTGCCTCCTCGACAGGCACGGACCCGCAGGATCAGCACTACGATAAAGAGTGGGATAGATTCTTTACTCTTGGTTATAATGAGAGTCCGGATAATAATCTTGACGGATATCTTCCTGTAATCAGTAATGGAAACTGGTGTAAGTACTATGCTGAGCCTATCTGTTCGAGTATCTTCCAAGAAGACTTTAGTTTCAACATAAACAACGAGTGGTCTAGCTGGGACGGAGGAAATGCCATCGAAGGTATTTACAATAACATCAGACAATGGGCTCCGCTGATTGGAAAAGGTGCTAAGGCTCTCAAAGAAGGTGTTTCAAGTATGAACGGCGATAATTTCGGAGCCGACATAGTTCGTGGTATTACACCTTATGTCGACAAGCTTGCAAATTTCGGGATGGGCGCCTCTCATACTTTCAATAAAGCACTGTACATCCAAGGAACTAGATACTCGATGTATAACGGAACTAGTACCGACTTCGGAGGCTCAATGACAATGAAGTTTACCCTCCTGTCAGATTGGAAAGAATGGTACCCAGGCGAAAACAAGTATCATTTTGTTTCAGTCTATGACCAGCTTAACCTGATATATCCATATGCTGTCGGTTTCTTTGAGAGACATCACGGCGGTCTTGGCTGGGCAGGCGATGCCATTAATAACAAAGATTTTAAAGAGTCTGTCGACCATTTCATGAATGATTATGTCGGTTGGCAGAACCCACCGGCTGGTTTCGAGGCTATTGACCGAAATATCGATGTAGTTCAGAAGGGAACCCTGCGACTAGTTCTTGGTGGCTATTATACTATCGATAATCTGGTTATCAAGAATTTCCAAGTTAATGTTTCCAGGCAGCTCTGTAAGAACCCCAACAAGAACGGTAGAATGGTTCCGATGTATGCAGATGTTACGATATCTCTCACACCGGCATCCGTCTATACTGACAAGAAACTGGGTCAATTCCTGAATAACACCGGAATGCAATCTATCCAGAAGGCACTTGAGAAGGTTCAGGAAGAGGAGAGTGGATCTGGTGGAAGCGGTGGTAAAGGCGATAATAGCAAACCGAAAAAAGGGGGCAACAAAAATAATAATAAAAATAAATCGCGTCAATGAAGATACAACAAACAAATAATCCGGGAACAGCCCTGGCTATATATGAGCTTGAAGGTTATATCGAGGGTCATGATGTTTATAACTCATGGCCCCTATATAATCTGACTCACAATCCAAGCCTAACCAGAGAGAATTACGTGGTGGGTTCTAACTGGTATCGACCGGACTTGATAGCCAAGGAGTACTACGGAGACGTCAGATACGAATCCTATGTCATCCTACAGGCAGGTTCCATTCAGAACATAGTCCCAGGGGCAGTCCTGAGCCTCGTCAAACCGGATGACTTAAGAACATTAGTTTATGCCGGGATTTAGCGGAGGAAGTGATAAATTTCGAACCGAGCGCGGAGTCACAGTTGAGGTAAAACCGTTTACCGATCAGGATGACATTACCTTTGTATGTTTAGATATTCAGGACCACATAGGTACTCAACCCGCTCATGGTGAAATTAGACTTCGATATATAAAAAGGGAGACGGAAGACCTCTATAGATTTACTAATATAGTAAATTTGATTATTGAACAGGAGGACCCGCACGACAAATATGACATCAATGGTTGGATAAATCAGAAGATCTGGAACCATGAGATTGGTATCCTGACCCTTAGATTTGTTTGTGTTCCACTCAGTACACAAGGTCAATTTGCCTATCGAACAAGAGTTAGAAAGTTTGAGAAATATAAGATCAAGGATTTAATCCAGGAGGTCTGGGGTGATACCGGTGAACCAAGATTCAGATGGAAAACTGTCCCCGAACCAGACATACCGATTGACGATTATTTTCAGGATCGATTTACCGATTGGCAATTCCTGAACAAACTTTGTTTCTCCGTCCGGAAGAATACCCTCTATTCATTTGACTTCGAGGGCCTGATTGTGAAGGATATCAAAGACTGGAAAGATCGAATATGGGGTCGTCCGGAGCCATACCGAATTGCAGTAGCTCAGGATGATCATAATGCAATAGATTCTGGAAACGTCGTACATAACTATGAATCCAGACTCTACAAGAAAATTGAGAATCCGGCTTTCAATGATGAGGAATGGTTGCAACCACCAGCACCCGGCGATGAACTTTCGAAGAATTTCCGATCTGAGATTCTAGATGATGAGTTTAGGATATATCGAAGAGAGCATACTTATCCAAGACTCGAGAAGTGTCAAGACAATTATCGATATAATAATCGATTAGTGTCCAGCTGTTTCTTATCTAGTATAGCTCTCCGATATACCGATAATCTCCCACCTCTCCGAGTACTAGATGTAATAAAATATGCCAAGGCACCTGAAAAGGTCGAGCCAGTGACTAGCACTTATGTAGTAACTGATGTCAGAATATTTATCTCAGGTGATAAAGACCACCTAGACGAATATCAACTGAAATTTTCATCGACCTGTATCATTCGTGGTCTCAAAGACATACGTGGTACACTTTTGCCAGATGGCTCTAACGACCCAATTGATCAGAAATGACAACACCAAGTCCAAATTATTTCTTAGGAAGAATTCATAAAATAATCGACCCGGACCTCTATGAAGTAGAAATAGAAATTCCTGGCGTCACGAAAGAAGCAAAGGCTTATCCCTTCCGGAACGAACCCGACGAACCGAAAGTCGGCGATGTATGCCTTGTACTGGCCCTCGATCCTGTCTGGAATAGTACATACTACTACAGTCGTCTCAAGGAGAACGATTTCATTGGAATCCGAGCACGTGGTAAGAAAATCCAGATGTCTAAGGATGAAATTGAAATCGGTATATTCTCTGAGATGAATGAAAAAGATATGGAAGAAGCTCCATATCCAGAGGACGACAAAGCCGGAGATCCTGGGGCTCGTAAGCATAAGACGCCGGACTCGACATCCTGGATTAAGATTGACAAAGAGGGAAACATTGACATCAAGATGGAATCAAATGCTACCATCAAGATAGAAGGCAACTGTAATCTGGAGGTCAACGGGAATACAACTGTAAAATGTCCGGGTAAGGTTACATTGACTGGTGGTGGAACACTGGAAACCGGGGCTGGCGCAACCTGTCCACCGACTGGTACAGGCGGATTCTGTGGAATACCGTTCTGCCTGGTAACTGGCGGACCACACTCCGGAAATCAGATCACAGGAATATGATTAAATTCTATAGTAAGACCGAGAAATATCGGAAATTCAAGGATAGCGAGCTTCGCGATATGACTCCCGGCCAAAGGATGAGAGCCCTTGAGCAGGAATATGAGAAGGCCGAGAGAAATCGAGAGAAAGTCTCCAGACTTCCCAAGACACTGTCAGCCCTGGGCGGAGCTGGTCTCGGAGCGCTTGTCGGATCGAAAACTGGGGCTGGTGCAACTGCCGGCGTGATAACTGGCGGCCTGATGGGATACGAAGGCGGCCGGATGCTAGGTGACTACATGGCTAAACGAAAAGGCCATGATGCAGATAAGCGTATCCGAAAACTAGCCCGTCGAATTGATCGGGTAACCAGGAAGAAAGGTGAGCCTGATCTCTACGAAAATGAGGCTACCAAGAGAAGTATTCTTGGTAATATCTCGAAAGATACCCTATGGCTACGAGATAACTCGATGGCCTCCGGGGTACTATGATATCATCCGGGACTCCTCGAGAGGGGAATCCTGGATCTATATGAATACACAAGTAGACAAGAAAGATATGATAACGTGCAACCCGGTTATCGGTTGTACAATCGGATGTCCGTACTGCTATGCAAGACGGATGAATCAAAGATTTAAATTTGTTCCAGACTTCTCAGTACCAACCAGGAGACCGATAGCCCTGGATAGAATACGAAGAACTCATGGAAAAACATTATTCATGACTTCAATGTCAGACCTGTCTGGCTGGGACCTGGAATGGAGAGATATCGTTTTCAGGGAAATTGCCAAGAACCCTAGTAACACCTATCTGTTCCTGACAAAGAACCCAGACGGCTTACGTGGTCTCTCGGTAACTAACTTACCAAATGTCTGGATTGGAGTTACAGTGACAAACAACTACGATCTACCAAGAATTCAGAAGCTGCTGTCATGTGTCAGAGCAGCCCACTACTGGATCTGTTTCGAACCGTTACACTCGGAGATACGTGCTATCCCGGTAGGCCTCAAGAATAGAATTGGCTGGGTAGTAATTGGTGACGAGACTGGTCTCAGGTCAGGCAAAATCAAGGCACAGACAGACTGGATCCTTGACCTCAGCCGTCAATTCCCCGAGACACCAGTCTGCATAAAGGAAAGACTTCGTGAGACCCTCGGGTCTGACTGGAGAAATGAATATCCGTTCTAAGACAATGTGGAAGATAAGTAGATCAGTGATAGTTCTCTATCATGTAACAAGAGCCGAGAATGTCCCCAGTATTCTGAGAGACGGGCTCAAGGTCAAGTACTTCAAGGAAAGACCCGAGAATTCTCTCCTCGGGCTCCCGAAGCAGGAAGCAATCTATCTAGTTAAGGATCCCCAGAAGCTGGTAAAACCGATGAGGCCAGAGAGAGATGTCATTCTCAAGATAACTCTCCAGGTTTCAGTCTACAACAAAATGGAAAAACATGAGGGAGACCTGGAGTGGGGGATAATGAGGAACCGAGGAGACTACGGAAGATTTCGGGCTAAGACAATGAAACGGGCTTACCCGGAATCATTTAATGGGGAGAGTGTAGGAGAGATAATGGCCAAGAGTACACCTCTCGAGTGGATGGATTCATCGAATACAGTCTGTATCCTGGAGGATATCCCGGCTAAGTATATAAAACAGTATAAATCATAACCTATATCAAATTTATGGCAATATACAGAGTAAAGCGCTTTAGCGCAGATTATAACCTCGAGGACTACGAGGAATTGTCCGAGAAGGACATCAAGAAGCTGACAGAGAATCAGAAGAAGATGCTCCTGGAAGATGAGCGAAAGAAG